ACCGATGATGCCGAGGATCTTGCCGGGCAGCGATGAGATCGCATCCCACACTCCCGACACACCGCTCGACACGGTGTCCTTGATCCATGACCACGCGGATCCGGCTGCGTCTTTGATGCCGCCCCAGACGCCGGAGAGGGTGTCGCCGATCGCTCGGCCGACCATCTGAATGTTGGTCCACACGAGGTTGATTGCCCCAGACACTACCGAGGAAATGGTGTTCCAGACGCCCGAAACGATCCCTTTGATTCCGTCCCACGCGCGGCCCCAATCCCCGGTGATGACACCCATGACGACGTCGATCACGCCCGAGATCACGTCGAGCACACCGGAGATCACGCCCCAGATCGTGTCCCAAATGATCTTGACGGTATCGAGGATCAGGTCGCCGTAGTCCTCCCACAACGACTTGATCCAACCCAGCACGGTGCCGACGAGCTCCGCGATCCCGGTGAGGATCGTGCCGATCTTCTCCGCGATCGGTTGAACCTTGGCGATCATTGCTGGGCCGTTCGCGTCCCACCACTCCGAGATCGTCGCGAACGCTGAGCGGATAACACCCGTCGCGGATGTGACGACGTTCTGGGCGGTCGACAGAACACCGCCCTCGGAGAACACGTTGCTGATCGTTGATCCGATCATCTCGACGTACGGGGCGAGTTTCGGTCCCCATTCCTCGCCGAGTTTCTGTGCCCATCCGACGAACTGTTCGACGCGTGGGATCACGGTGTCTCCCACGAAATCCGAGAGAGCTTGAAGGCCTTTGCGTTTGAAGGACTCAATCCTTGAGGCGGTCGTGTCGTACGCTCCGCCCAGCTTGTCGGTAGCGCCGGCGATGTCGCCCAATGACTGCGACGCCTCAGACGGGTCAAGCGCGAACAGCGCGTCGCCGAGATCTTCCGCTTTGGTGCCGAACAGCCCAACAGCCGCGGCGTTACGAGCGATGGGGTCCTCAGTGGAGCGGAGCGCGTCGAGCACCTGGTCGAGTGCTTCCGCGGCTTTGGGTCCGCCGGCAGCGAATGCCTGTGTCATTTTCTCAGCATCGAGGCCGATCATGGAGAACGAGTCGGCGGACAGTTTCGAGGCGTCCTGGCCCCGGATTGCCATCTCCTTGAGAGCGTCAGCCACAGTGTCGGCGTCACGTGCACCGGCTTTGAGACCTTGGGACATGAGCCCCGTGGCTGTCGCGCCGTCGATGCCGATATCGCGGAAGATCGTCGAGTACTCCTGGAATGTTTCGAGGAGATCGCCGGACTTGTCCGCGCCCTGCTGCATGCCGCGGGTGAGGATGTCCATCGCGGCTTCAGCGTCAGGCGCGAGCCCGTTGCGCATCAGGTTCGCTACCGCTTCGGTCGTCATCCCAAGGTCCTGGCCCATCACGTCAGACAACGTCATGACCTGTGCGGTGACCGCCTCAATATCAGCGTTGATCGCGTCCTCAGGGAGGAGCCCCTTCTCGAATACCTGGCGGATCGCGTCAGCGGAATCGCCAACACCCTCGCCGAACCCATCCGCGTAGAGGTCGCCGGCGATGCCGCCAAGATCCTCGGCGAACTGTGGATTCGAGATACCCATTCGTGCAGCGAGGCGCGCCTCAACATCGCCCGCTTCGAGCGCGTCGCTGAACCCCTGAACAAGCGCGGCACCCGCGAGAGCGCCGCCGGCAAGGGCTGCGCCACCGAGGAACCCGCCAATCTTTGAGCCGAACCCTTCGATCTTCGCGCCGAACCCGTCGAGACCCTTGGACGCGTCGTCAAATGCTTCGCCGAGTTTGGACGCGTCGCCGATGATGCGGATCTTGAGCGCTTTACTGGACACGCATCACCTCTCCTTCTTTGGGATCGCGTCGATGAAGGTCTTGATTTCCCGGTCGGTGAGACGGTCGAGGTCCCACGGTTTGAGACCGAACCAGTGCGCTAACTCTGGGGCTCGTCGCCGCCAGACGTGTCGGGCGCTTTTGGGGCGGAGTCGTCCTCGTCGGCTTGCGCTTCGGTGAGGTCTTCCATCTCAATATCGCTGTCCCAGGTGATCGCATCTGCGATTGTCATGAACGAGGCGGGTTGGCCCATCTGGCGGCGGGCGAGAAACACAAAGGCCGCCACGAAGAAGGTCTCGTACTGGCGCTGGCGGAACGCTTCGGCAACCTGGGGCATCGTCAGCCCGGACTGGCGGAATAGCTCCAGGCGGTCCATGGTCGATGACCCCATGAGGTCAAAGGTGTACGGCACACCGTCAATGGTGATCTTGAGGTGAACCGGTTGTTTCGCGGTTCGGGTTCGTGGTGCCATTAGTTGGGGGTCTCCTATTCGATGGTGAGTCCCGCCGTGGCAAGTGCCGCGGCGAATTCCTCGAGAAACATGAGGCTGAGCTGCTCGAACTCGGTGGGACTGTTAAGCACTTCGGTGATGATGTATGGGCCGTCGCCCTCTGAGATATCCCAGGTGTTGCCAACCCACATCGGGAACTGCTCCCATCTCAGCGAACCGAAGAACGCTCCCTTGCCGAACGGAACCGCAGCTGTGTTCGTGACCGCCACATCGGCGCCCGAGGCGGTTCCTCGTCCCTTGATCACTTTCGCTGCGGCCGCTTGCTGTCGTGTGCCGGTTGCGGCGCGTGCCCGGATTCGTTCTGCCGCAGCTTGCGCGACACGTCGGTGCGCTGCGGAGAGGTCCCTAGCTTGGCCTTCGGCGTCGCGGAATGCGCGACGTGCCTCTTTGAGCCCGTCGACCTCAACAACGCCTGACATCGCTACGGGGTGGCGTCTTGCGTGGTGTACTCCACCAGTAGGGGCGGGTTCACGCCGTCACTCAAGGCCATGCACTTGACGGACTGTTCGAGCACGTCCGTGCCACCAACCGAGGTAGCTACTTCGTCGAACCGGGCGACGGGGATAATTCCCCGGATCCGCGGGCGGCTTGTCACACCAATCAACCGCGCAGCGGTTGCCTGCAACTCGATGGCGGCGACTGCGCCGTCAGCAGTCGCAGACCGGAACCGGTTGTAGTGGTTCAAGTCCTCGAAATCTAGCGTTAGTTCCGCCGTGATCTCGCGGTAGTCAGACTCGACTGGTTCCTTGCGCCGGGAATTCTCTCGGAGGAACAGCCGACTATCGTCCAGCTTGTTGTCGCACGACACCTTCCACGACTTCACATCGGTCGCTATGCCGCCGATCGTGACGAGACCGCCAACCCAGGAGAACACCTCAGCGCCGGCTGGATAGGAGGCCGTGGCGAGCGCTGTGGCCGTCGACTCGTCCTCGCCGACAAGGTCTGCTGAGAACGTCAGAAGCCCCTCAGTGTCGAGCGCCAACTCCCATTTCGAGATCTTCATCCCCTCCCAGGTAAACGCCTGATTGGTATCGCCACAGGCTCCGAAGGGTCGGTTTACCTGCAGCGTGAAGGACTTACCGCAAAGGCTCGCAATGCTCGCCGTGTGAGTGTAAACACCATCGACAGGGCCTGTCGTGGTGACCTGGCCAAGCATGTGCTCCAACCAGAACCCGAAACCCTTGGTCAACGGCTCAAGCTCGATCGACCCAGACACGCCCGTGATGTACGGCACGAAACGATCACCGCGTTGTACTCGTTGCCCAGTGCGAAGCGCTTTCGATTCGGAGCGGCCAGTCTCCAGCTGGATCGACTCCGACAAGAACTCAGCGAATCGGTCCACGGTCACAGCTGTGCCGTACGTGGCTTCCTTTTTGAACCCGAGCTGGGATGAAATGGGCATGGCTACGCCTCCTTGGTGGCGGTCTTGCGGGCTGTTGCTTTCGCCTCGACCCAACTGTCGGGCTGCTCGAGCAGCCCATCGGCGATCCTGTCAGCGACACTCAACGCGTCACCGTTTGCGACGGTGGCCCAAAGGCCTGGTGCTGTCTCGATTTCCACCGCGTCGAAAGAGCCGACGTAGGTCACAGATTTCATTGGCCCTCCTAGATTCGGGCGTTGTGGGTTCGGAGCTCGCAGCGGAGCAATCCGGTGCGAGCATGGTCGCCAAGTCCTGGCGTCCACTCAGTGGGCGTGAATGTGGTCCAGCACGTCGAACCGCCAGCCCTGACTGCGTCAAGGTCAGTGCGCATCTTCTCGGCAATCACGTCGAAGATCGCGAAGGCTTTCCGTCGGACTTCGGTGGCTGTGCCGCCTGGAAGTTCCACGAGCACCCAGATCGACAGGGTCGCGTCCTCGATGTGTTTGCGCGACCCCATGGATGCGACCGTGTGATCAAACGTTGCGCTACCGATCACCACGGTGCACCGTTGGATCTTGTCGCCCGGCCAGCTTTCGCACAGGTCGATGTCATCGGCCGAGAGTGTTGTGGCGAGGTCGCCCAGTAGCCAATCGATGACTGCCGGGATTGCTGAGGCTGGCACTACGCGAGCCCTGGAAGTCGGACGAGATCGCGCCATTTCATGAGGATGGCGTCCACCTCGGGGTAACCAGTTGGCTGATTGGGGCCCGCAATAGCGAACGATGTCGACCCGAATTCGTTGCTGATCGAGCGTGTTCGGTCTGGCATGCCAGATTGCCCGCGGGACAGCACCTTCGCACGTGCGGCCTGTAGGGCTGCGTCTGCGAGGTCGGCGGGTGCGTGCGTGGAGAACCCTGCCGAGTAGTCGATCGTCAGCGACCCGAAGAATGGGGAGGGTGCTGTGAGCACTCCAGAACGATCCAGCTCCCACGCGGCGGGGTCAACGGCCTCGCCGTTGAAAGTGAGGCCGAATAGCTGCGATGGGTAGGCCTTGAACGGGGCTACAGTGCAGCCCTTGATGGCTCGGGTCTCCTGGTAGCGCCGCTCGCAGAACGAGGTCTCCACGGTTGTTTCGATGAGCGCCTCGATCCAATCGAGTGCAGCGGTCAACGTGAGGTGGGAATAGCGCTGCTCGTTGTCGAGATCCGGCATCGAACGGAGGTCCCCGATCGTGAACATCGTCGAGCTCACAACCTCCACGCCAATGTATTTCGCCACGTCAACAGAGTCAGCCGTACCGGCGAACCGCACCACGAGCGTGTCGAGGTCGGCTGTGTGTGTGGCGTCGAGCTCGAAGTGCCAGGCGTTAGGAATATCTGCCCACCCCGCACACTCTCCGCCAGTGTGAGTGGCTCCCGACGCTGCCTCGATCGTCGCCGTTGCCGGTTCATCGAGCGCGACGGTTCGGCCCGCCCGATCGAGCGTCGCAACAAGCGGCGAGGAGGACCCGAGAGATACTCTCATCTGCTACCGGATCCGCTTTCGAGGAGCAGGCTTCGCCTTCGATGAGGCATCTTCCTCCGGGGCGTCGAGTTCGGCGTCCGGAGCGGCATCCTCCGGGGTATCCAGTGGGGTGTCCGCTGCTGTGGTTTCGACATCGGAGCCGAGGCGGCGAATCTCCGCGGCTACTTCATTGGCCCGATCGTCAAGCCCTCGGACAAAGTAGCCGGCCATTTCGGCCTTCAGTGCTTCAATGCTCATGGTTGCTCCTCAGTGTTGGGTGTGTGGGGTGGCGGGCAGAGCCACGTGAAGTGGCTCCGCCCGCCGTCAGTGCTAGAAGGTCGGTGTAGCTAGACCTGTGCCGCTGATCTTCGCAATGGAAGATGGGTGGCGGCCGGCAGTGAACGCTACGTAGCCGTAGACCACGAGCTTCGTGGTGAGGCTCCCGCCCAAGGTTTCCTCGAAGCGGAGGCGTCGAGGTGTCGGCGCTTCCTCCCAGAGGAGCGCATCATCTGCCCGCATGATGAGGATGGCGTCCTCGTTAGTACCGCCACCAAGGTTGGTCGGGATCCCGGCATCGGTCACAACGGGCAGCCCGTTGGACAACGTGCCCACGACCTGGCCGTACTCGTTCGCGACGCCGACACCCATCGGGTTCTGCGGAGCGACAGACGACACGAACAGAGGTCGCCCGGTCGAATCAACAGCAGCGGTCAACCAACCCCACCGGCGTGGGTGCATGATCGCGACCGTCGCTGGCATGAACCGAGTCGAGTTGACCTGCTGGGTCGCGTCGGCCAGCTTCGGCCAGAGCTCCGTCACAGTCGGGCTCGCGTCGGTGTACGTCACCGAGTTCACGCCCGACTGATTCAGCAAGCCGATGGAAGCCTTCGAGAGCACGTACGCGTTGACCTTGGTGGCGTAGTCGGCCACCAAATCGGCGTACACGATCTCGTCGGTGCCGCGGCCCCGCTCGATCGACTGGCGGGAAACGTCCTGCTGGCCAGCAATGGTGGCTACCGACACCTGCAAGGTTGTCTCGTCGAAGTCGGTCTCCTGAACGGCCGAGTTCTCTGACGACTGCTCAGCCGTAGCCGTGCCGGTCGTACCGCGCGGAATGTTGAGGGTCATTCCCTCATCGGGAAGTGGCAGCGATCGGACTGCGTTGGCCGTGGGTCGACCAGAGCGGGCGACCTCGGCATACAATTCGGTCAGGTACTGCGGCACCACAAGAGCACCGAACGCTCCCGTTCCGACGTCGCGTGATTCTGGCAGTTCGCCAGCGGCGACCATCTCGCGGCCATGACGCTCAAGGCGCTCACGTGCCTCGAAGTCGCCCCGCTGTGAGCGGTAGGCGTCGCCGAAGAACGACACATCGCGAGCGTTGTCTCGGCGATAGGTCGCTGGTTCGGATCGGACAACCGCAGGAGCACCAGCTGGTGCAGCGCCTGCTGCGGCGAGCGCTGCGGTAGCGGCAGCTGAGGAAGTGGCGAGGGTTTCGAGTTCGGCAATGCGTTCCTCAACGGGTGCCCGCTCGGCGTCGATGGTGTCGATCGCTGAGCGTGTCTCTGCCCACTTGGTGTCTTCGTCGGCACTGAATGCCGATCGGCCCTCGGCCTCACAAGTCGCGAGGATCTGATCGAGGGTCTCTTGGTGCGCCTGGCGCTGATTGAGGAGGGCGCGCAAGCGTGCCCGGAGTTGTTCCAACATGGTTGGCCTTTCGGGGTGGTAGGTGTGGTGTGTTCCCGAGGTGACCGCTAGGTGTGGAACGGGTGCCCGAGTTGGGCGGCGCGATCCACGGCGTAGCAGTCGGCGTCAGACGCTCCGGAGGCGGAGCGCTTCGAGTTCGCGGCGGCGCCAGTCGAGCGATGCCGGGATTTCGATTTCGGTGTTCTCGTCGCGAGCGGTAATCGTCGCGGCAGGGTTGGCGGGGTACGTCACTGCGGAGACGTCGAAGAGCTGCAACTCACGAATAGTCCGCTCGGTGTAATCCTCGTTCCACTCCTGGCGGGTGACCCGGAAAGCGAAACTCATCGAGTCGACTCGCTTGTTCAGCAGTCCGTCAATAAGCATCTCGGCGACCGTGTTGGTCGGCAGCAGTGTGAGCTCGGTTCGGAGTCCGACCTTGTCCTCAGAGAGCGTAAGGTCACCCGAGTACGTCGCTGCAAGTGGCACGCCGAGAGCGGTCGAGGAGTCGTGATTGACCAGGAATACACAGCGGTCCTGCTCGGCCAGCGACTTGGCACAAGCGCCCTGAGCAATGATTTCATCCCACCCGTAGGTTCCGCCAACGTTGTAGGCATAGTCATACACCGTTGCGTAGCCGGACACCTCGCATCCTCCGCCGTCAAGGGCTCGGGTTTCGGGTGTGAAGAGGCGAGCCGATGCAAGGGTCGAGCGAGATACAACGTCGAACCCACGGCGTTGCCCACGCCCTGGTTCATCGTCGCCGATGACTGAAGCGAGCCGATCGAGGACCGGTTGGGGAAGGTTTCGTAGGTCTTTCACTGGTCCTCCGATGAGGTTGATGGGGCCAAACTGGCGCCAACTGGTGGCCACATGAACTGATCATTGCCGCCGATAGGTGGGCGTTCGCTGAGCGCTCTGGCTTCATCGCGGCCAAGTGTCCCGTTGCGGATCTCGATATCCATCCCCTTGATTCGAGATGCGTAGTCGACGCGCTGAAGTGCATCGACCTTGTGCTTCACGTATCGGGGACGAGGTAGCAGCGCCGACCACGCCGCCTCGGCCCGGTAAAGCCGTGGTCCTGCGCTGTAGGTGAGGAAATGCAGCCCGCGCTGCTCAACATTCGCGTAGGTGACCGAATCCCCGCCCGACGTCGCGCCGATCATCTCGGGTGGCATCCGGAAGATACGGCAGATCTGACGCTCTGAGGCCCCGATTGTTTCGAGGAATTGGGATTCCTCGGGTGCGATCTGGATCGGCTGGTAGTCGATGTCCTTACCCACTACTAACGGTTCGCGTGTCCCGTTCAGCACCTGGAGGACCTTTGTCTTGATCGAGTTCGCCTGTTCGGGGCTGATCATGCTCGACGATTTGATAATCGCGCTCGGGTGAGCCCCGTCCTCGAACCAGCGTCGACCGAAGCCTTGCACGGAAAGCCCGAGCGAAACCTGAGCAGCGGCAGCCATGAGCGGAGAGAGGCCGAACCTGTAGCCCGGAATAGTCAGCCCAGGAACGTGCCAGAGGTCGCCCAGCGGATACGCGTCATGAAGGCTGTCGCCTACCCGGTAGCGGCCCGATTCGGTATCCCACGAGACGGCGTCGGGGTTGATCATCTCCGCTCGTGCTGGCCAAACGTCCTTCGTCCATTCCGTGATCAGCGCGAACACGTTCCCGCGGAGCATCTGCGATGTCCAGTACTGGGTTCGCCAGTCAATCTGGCCGGTGGTGGCCGATGGTGCTGCCACGATCTGTGAAGGTTGCAGCTCGACTCGAACTCCATCGCCGCGCTGGTATTCGCCTACCGGGAGTGTGCCCAGTAGATCCGCTGTGAGGTCGACGCACGCCCACACGGTATCGAGGCGTATTGCCTCACCGATGCTGGGCTCGGGAACAGGGGCTTTCAATTCGCCGCTGTATCCGGCACCGGGGCGCAACCGCGAGAGCGCATCCCCGACCACGTCGCGCTGTTCTCCACGTTCGCCTGATAGCGCCAGAATGCGCGAAACGATCGTCATCGCATGGCCTGCGCAACAACAATGAGCACCACGCCGACAACCATGAGGGTCGCCGCTAGCGGCAGCATTACAAGACCGGCGATCAGGAGCGCCAAGCCAGCGAGTTCGCAGAGCTGTTCTGTCCGCATCGTTGCCTCCTAGTACACGAATTCGAGCAGCTCGGCTGGCAATTCGGGTGGGTCTTCATGGGTGATAAGCGCCAAAGATGTCGCTACCACAGGGGTGATGTCGATGGCCGAGGATCGCCTGCCGAACGCCCAAGCGTCTCCGATGTCCCGCTTCTTCGCACCGCCGACGGCGACCGCCATTTCCGGTTGCCCCCAATGGGCAAGCTGCCCTGATGCCACACTGTCGTACAGTCGCCCAGCTGCCCGCTTCACGCCCGCAGTGCCCTCGGGGGCCAGACGGATCCCGAGCCTCTCAAGCTGTGGCTGGAATGACCCGGCCGCAGAACCCGAGTCGAACGCTACCGCTGTGTAATCCCATGTTTCGCACAACTCGCCGAGGCGATCTACTAACCATTCCGTGCCCGAGTGTTGCTCGACGAGCTCGACGCATGGGTGACCATGCCAGTCGCCCACGGCAACAATCGATGCCGAGTTGCGATTGGGGGCGACATCGAAAGCGAATGTGATGGGATCTGATGGCGCAGCGTCAGCATGCTCGCACGCTTCCCACTCGGTGAGTGGGATTGCCGCTTCGATGTCTTGGTCTGGGTCGGGTGTCCAAACGCCGAGGCGTTCCACCTCGAAGATCGCTGGCTCCAGTGTGTCTAACTCGTCCTCGACGGCCGAGATCGACAATCTGGTGCCGAGGTTAGGGTTCGCCCTTGCCCATGCCTTACGGTCTGTCGGGTCCACGCCCGAGGG